TAACTTATAATCCTTTTAACAATCCAATTTTTAATGAAATAATTAACCAACTTACTAGCACCACCAATCACATTGTAATCCATCTTATTACAAAATCTAGAAAGATTCCATTCACCTTCACCCATTGAATTTCTACCCTCCAACTTATTAAAGGTCATTACCGAAACTAAATCACCCTCAAAAGTTAATCCTAATTTAACTTTTGAGTAATCAGATCCTTGAATATGATTGTTATTTAAAAATTTACTAACAGTTGATAACTGAATAACTTCACACTTTCTAGCAAATATTCTATTTTGAGTTTTTTTTATTAAGTTTTTTATTTGTGACTCTATAATAGATTTCCTAAAATTCCAATCATCTTCCCAAATATGTATAATTCTTATACATAATCCTTCAAAGTGTTTAGTTTTGTTTAAATGATAACCCTTATCTTTAAATTTATCCGAGTGCCAATAAAGACCATTAAACTCAAATCCTAAATTTAAATTTGGTAAATAAATATCAATTTCTAAACCAGATCTCCAAGACTGTATAATCTCACCATCATAAATAGATTGTATAAACTGAAAAAGTTCTTTCTCTTTTATGGATTTTAGATCACCTATTGGATTACAGATAGTACATAGTGGTATATTAGAGTAGATTCTAGAAAAATAATTATCCGTCTTTATTTCAAAAGTATGTTTTAAATCACATTTAAATAAGTGATTTAAGTTGCCTAAATATTTTATATAGTTTTTATTACTACCTATTAAAGTAGATTGGTGAAAAATACTCGAACTTTTAAAATTAATATTACCCCATCTATTTAAATTAACTTTATTAGACTTCTTCTTAAATTCTTCCGTTTGATAAAACCACTCAACACCCCATTTTTTTATATTCGAAACCTTAATAGATTCTTTTAAAATTGAACTCATCATAGGATTTTCAAATCCCCAATTTTCCAAATTACTCTTCTTAATTTTTTCCTTAATCTCTGAAGATTGTAGTACCCATTTAACTCCCCACTTTTCTAAATTAGACTTACTAATTTTCTCTTTAATCTCTTCTGATTTAAGTGGATGGTCAACACCCCAGTTTTCTAAAGAGGTTTTCCTCTTCTTACTTTTAATATCTAGACTCTGTGATGGATTTTCAACTCCAATTTTATTTAAATTGGTCTCCTTTATTATTTCTTTAATTTCCTCTGATTGAAAGGGATTTTTAACTCCCCATTTTTCCATGAAAGTAACAATCTTCTTTTTCTTAATAATATCAGATTTTGAAGGATGATCAACTCCCCACTTTTCTAACCAAATAAATTTCTTCTTATTTTTAATCTCCATGCTTTGAGATGGATTCTCAACACCCCACTTCTTTAAATTAGTAGATTTAGTTTTACAACTCCTACATAACCACTCACCATCTTTAAAACCACCTCTATAATAATTAGAGAATTTAATTTCACTCTCTAAGCAACAAATATCACATTGAACAATTATTAAATCACTTGACCTGCTAACTAATCCACTACAATCACTTTTTACCATCTTCTTTACCCAACATCGCCTTTTTAATAAGATCGTTTAACTGACGATTATCCATTATACCACCAAAACCATCATCAGTTGTCTCATCATCTTGTAAAACTTCTTTAGGTGCCTCAATCTCATCATGACCCATATCCTTTCTTAAAGTCTTATAAAACTTTTCTAATTCAGTTCTCTGACCTGAAAGAAACTTTGAATTTTCACGAACTTGAGCAATTGTTTGATTCACGACCTCGTGCATCCGAGCTGAATTATCACCATTATCAACTTGTCTCATTTGACCAAGTAAACTTTTTCGAGTCATTTTTGATAAGAATATTGACTCGGCATAGACCATAGCATCCTCTTTCATTTTGGTTCTTATATAAGAATGTCTTTTTAAATCAGGTATATCACCTAAATAAAGATCAACTAAGGATTCTAAAACATCCATAGATTGTTGAGAGGAAACCGTAAGATCAGATTCATAATCATAAATTTCAATTTCACCCAAATCGGGTAAATCCTCAGGTTTAGCTAAATGGTTTGATATATCAAATTGACTACTCTCTGATTGAATTTGTTCAAATTCATCCTTTAATCTATTTCTATCTTTTTCCGACTTTGACATCTTCTACTTTTATTTTTTTTAAAAAATCGTTTATTAGTTTATTAACTAATTTAGATCTATTTATAAAGTTATCATCACAATAAATTTCAAATTCTTCCAGTAATTCTATATCAATAGAAAACCCAGCTTTAGTCTTTTTTATCCCCTTTTTCATATTGTATATATTAGTTCTTAAAAATGAATTTTTTCCACTTTTTGTTCTTAATATATATTATGTGAATGTAAAAAAATTTGAATCCTTTAGTACGAAAAGATCCAACACTGAGGGATTTATTCAAAAATCCAAAGAAGTACATGGCTTTGATAAATATGATTACTCATTGGTTGAATATAAAAATAACAACACTAAAGTTAGTATAATATGTAAATTACATGGGATATTCGAACAAATACCTAGATCACACACAAGTGGTATAGGTTGTCCAAAATGTGGAAAGGGTACTATAACTAAGGATATATTTATTCAAAAATCTAAAGAAATACACGGTGATAAATATGACTATACACATGTGAGTTATTCTGAATTTCAGAATACAAAAAATGTTGAAATTATTTGCAAATTACATGGATCCTTTTACTTAGAACCAAAAAGACACTTATATGGAATTGGATGTTCTAAATGCTCGGGTAATCGAAAATTAACAAATGATGAATTTATAAATTTATCAAAGAATAAATATGGTGATTATGGATATTTATATGATAAAACTAATTATAATGGATATTTAAATATAGTTATAATAACCTGTCCCAAACACGGTGATTTTTCAGTAAATCCATCACTACATTTAAATGGGATTTCTCATTGTAATTCTTGCTCTAAAAGAAAAAAATGGGATTTTGAATACTTCGTAAATAACGCAAATAAAATACATAATAATAAATATAAATATGATGAAAAAACATATAAAAATTTAAATATAAAAACTAAAATAACATGTCTCAAACACGGTGATTTTTGGCAACTACCTGAATCACATATAAGAAATAGTCATGGATGTGGTATGTGTGGTGAATCTAAAGGTGAAATGGCCGTATTATCTTATTTAAATTCTAAGAAAATCAAATTTTTTAGGTATAAAAAATTTGATGATTGTTTTCACATACAAAAGCTATCATTTGACTTTTATTTACCAAACCATAATACTTGTATTGAATTTGATGGAATTCAACACTTTGAACCAAGAGATAGATTTGGTGGATTGGATGAATTTAAAAAGACACAAATTAGAGACCGTATAAAAGATGAGTGGTGTTTAAAAAATAAAGTAACATTGGTTAGAATATCTAGAATTAGTGATATAGAAGAAAAACTAAATTTTTTGGATATTTAATAAAAAGTATTGTATATATGATTAAAAAAGAAGAAAATGAAAAGCAAATGATATTCACCACTAAATCAGTGGATGATGCAACTAATAAAATAAACGATGGTGTATTAATAAAGAGGTATCAGAATCCATGGCTTAAAAATGAAGTAGGATTAAGGAGATCTGGCGCAACATTTAAAATGACACCTGATGAACAACAGGAATATATTAGATGTGCAATTGATGTACATTATTTCACAGAAAAATATTGCAAAACAAAAAGAGAGGATGGATCTGTTGGATCTATAAAGTTGAGAGATTATCAAAAAGAGATATTAGATAATTTTGTTCAAAATAGGTTTAATATTTTAATGTGCAGTAGACAAACTGGTAAAACCATTTCTTCGTCTATTTTTATATTACACACCATTCTATTTAGTAATGATAAAAACATAATGATAGTGGCCAATGTTGGATCAACAACTGTTGAAATTGTTGATAAAATTAAATCAATTTATACACTTCTTCCATTTTTTTTAAAACCAGGTATAAAAGTTTGGAACCAAAAGTCTATAACACTTGAGAATGGATGTAGAATAAAAACATCTGCTAGATCAAAAACACCGGCAATCGGTCATACCATAGATTTATTATATCTAGATGAATTTGCACATATTCCATCGAATATAATCGAAAGTTACTATGCAGCGGCTTATCCAACAGTATCTGCTGTTCTAAATTCTAAAATTATTATAACATCAACACCGAATGGTATGAATTTATTTCATAGATTATTGACGGATGCGGAAAGACCCGAGGGAGATTCTAAAAAGAATAACTATAAATCAATAAGAGTTTATTGGTATCAAGTACCAGGAAGATTCGTAACTTATATACGACTTAATAATCATAGATTATATGAGCATGGATTAACCAAAGAAGATATATTTGATATATGTAACGATAATTGGGGAGAAAAAACCAAAGTTGAAATGGTTTGGAACTCAGATTTACAAAAAGACATCATCTATGTTTATAATAATGAATATTGTTCAGACGAAGAAGTAAAATCACTAACAATATTAGATAACAAAGAACGATATATACCGATTCAAATGTTAGGTGAGCTAACAACCTGGAAAGAAGAAGCAATTAAAGATATTGGCGGAGAAGATGCTTTTAATCAAGAATACGGTTTAAGATTTATAAATGCATCAAAATCATTGTTAAATGAGTCTATAATAGATGATTTATTAAAATCAAAAAAGAACTATATATTTGAAGAAATAACTGAGTTCAATAAACTAAAATTCAGTTATAGTGATCTAAAATGGGTTGATGATGATGAAATATTCTTACCAATTAAACGTAATGATTATAAAGTTATTATATCAGTTGATTTATCAGAGGGATTGGGTCAGGATTATTCTGTTATCAACATATTTAAAATTGATGTAAAGAGTAAAGAAGTGATAGAATCTCAAAAAAATAATTATAAGACTATTGTTGATTTTTTTAAATTAGAACAAATTGGTTTATACAGAAGTAATATAATTTCCATAAAACAAATATCTGAACTTTTATATTCAATTTGTTTTGATTATTTTAACCCAGAGAATGTAAAGGTTGTTTTAGAGTTAAATAATTATGGAAACACATTATTAGCAGAAATGCCACATGTTTTTGATGGTAATAATGACTATGGTTCCTCAATATTTGTAAGATATAAACATAGAATTGATTCGGTTGAAGAAAAGGTTGGTTTAAAAGTAGG